CAAACCCCAAGTTGCCGAAGCAACTTGGGGCTTTAAATTCTGGCGGAAGGAGAGGAAATCAGTGCGCTCTGCGCGGCAGGGTTTTTCGGTGGTGTTTCCGAAAATTGCCCACACTTTTTACCACACTCACTTCAGGGCGGCTCGGGTGCATCGGACCGACTCGCGCTGCTTTTCCTTCAAAAACTCCCTAATTGCCTCCACATTGTACACACGATTTCCCGGGATGGCTATCGGTTGCGGGAAGCCGGAGCTTCTCCAGTCAAGGAGCGTCCTCGAAGTCGTGTCGAAAGCCGCCAGGACCTCTTCCAAAGTCAGGAAAGCGTAGCCCGGGGTGGCGGGGTCAAAGATCCAGCTGCGGATCTTCGCGCCGTCGAGGTTTGTCGGTGCATTCTTGGTCACGATTCATCCTCCATCAAAAAGGCGCTTCGTCGGCGTAACCGCCCGAGGCCTGCGCAGGGCGCGTCGGGTTTTCATCCTCCGCACGCTTCCCGAGGGCGCGAAGCTCTTCGACGATGATCGACGTCTGCATGCGCTCTACGCCGACGCGGTCGGTCCATCGGCTCGTCTGAAGGCGACCCAAAACGTAGACTTGACGCCCCTTCTTCAAATACTTCTCGGCAAAGTCGACGGTCTTTCCGAAGGCGATGACGTTGTGCCACTCCGTCTCGTCCTCCCAGTGACCGTTCCGCTGCACGCGGCGGTTTGTGGCGACGCGCATGCGCGCGATCGGCTCGTCGGCGCGCGTCGTCTTGACTTCCGGATCGCTACCCAGAGCGCCGATCAAAATCACTTTATTAAACATCTTTCTTCTCCTCTTTCCTTTCCCAGGCCATCACTTGGTCGAAGTGCTCACCGAGCACGTACTTCAAATCTTCATCCGGGATCACCCGGAAATTTCCCATCAAAATCTTCGCCAGGGCTTCCTGGTCGAGCATCCTTGCGTCCTTCAGAAGGGCGAGCGCGACGTCGAGGCTTTCATGGATGACGTCGGCGTTCGCCGTCGGGATCGACTCTCCGCGCTCGAAGAGCTGACCGGTGCAGGCGAGGATCCAGGCGCCGTGCCGAAGCTCCCTGAGGATCCCCGCGTCGATGCTGAAGCCCGCCTCCGTGAAGTGCCGGAAGACCTTGACTCCGAGCATGATGCTCGAGCCGATCGTCTTGAAATCCTCTACCGTGAAGTGCTTCGGATCCTCGCGTAGCTTCTTGACGGCGAGCTCCGCACGGATGAAGGCGGTAGCGAGTGCCTCGTCGTCGACGAAGGCGAGGCGAAGCTCCATCATGGCGGCGCCCTTCATCAGGCGGGCCTTCTCGGCTTCGAGTCGCTTCCAGGCGCGCACGTAGGCGTCCTTGTCCGCGGCCTTGCCGGTGCGCACGACCTTGGCGTCTCGCTGCCGGGCGATGAAGCCGCCCGTCTTCTTTCGCTTGCTCTTGCTCTTCGGCATGGCTTACCTCCAGAAGACCCAGAGGAGCGAGCCGATCCCGATGACTGCGCAGAGGCCGACAAAGATCCACACCATCCAGCAGATGGCCGCCGCCACGAACATGTAGTCATCGAGTCGATTCACTTCTTTTCTCCCTTTTCCTCGGACTGCGCCTTGGCCGCGGAGACGGTCAGGCGGATGACGTGGAGAGACTCCCGCAGCTGCTCCAGAAGCGCGGCGGCATTGCAGACCCAAAAGGACTCTTTCACGGGGTCCTCTGACACCTTTGCAAGGATCTTGGCGATCCCGGCCGCTTCCTTGCTGGCCTTCATGATGTCTTCCGGGAGCGCGGCGAACTTTTTGGCGAAGCCTTCGGAAGTTCGCTCCGACAGGTAGCGCTGTTGCTCCAGGTAGACCTTTCGGAGTTCGTTGATGGCGGCCTTCAAGGCGCCCCAAGTGGTAATCGCCTCCGCGAGATCCAGGTAGATCGTCCGCTCGCCCACCTCCACAAGGATTTCCGTCCCGCAGCGGGACACGGTCACGCCGTCGTCATACTCGAATCCGTCTCCGGAGAAGTCGCTTCGGAAAGGGACGCTCGAGTGACCCATCCAGAAAGGATCGGACGGGGTGTTTTCGATCTCGGCAAGAATTTCGTTTGACATGATTTCCTCACAGTAAAGACCCTGCGATGCCTCCGGCAAAGAAGCCGAAGACAAGGCCGTACATCCACTTCGCGGATAGATCGTCGACCTTCTCTTGAAGCCCCCAGACAGTCCGGTCCAGGTCTTCGATTCGGTTCGCGAGAAAGTCCGCCTTCGCGCTCACAATCTCGACTCGGCCGCGCAAGTGCTTCATGGCGTCGCTCTGTCGCTTGAAGCTCTCGCGATCCATGTCGGCGTAGGCGGAGAGATCGCTTTTCACGCCGGCCACTTCACGAAGAAGCCTTTGGTACTGCGACTGCCTCATCACTCGACTCCTTTCAAAAGCTCGTCAAGAAGGACCCACTCAAAAGTCGCCGGCATGTGGTCACGGAAAACGGTTTCGGTCGGGGAGTCGTCCGGATCGGCGTCAGACCGGAAGAGAAGTCGCCCGGAATCGCCGAAGAGCTCAAGACCGTCGCGGTAGGCGATCATGGTGTGGTAACCGCTGACAAGCTTGAAGCGCATCAAGATGTCTTCATATTCTTTGGGTCTTTCATTAGGCCAGACACGCCAACGAACCTTCGGGCCGGAATCACGCTTTGCGGCCGGAGTCACCGTCAGGGGCGCACCGTCCCTGTAGATCGGGCGCCCGCCGTTGTCGGTCGGCGGCTTTCGGACCAGCCGGGACGGCGCGCTCGGCGTCTTCGCAGGCATCTCATCGTGCTGCACGATGGTCACGGGACCATGGATGTGAATTTCTGTCATGATTTTTTCCTTCTCTCAGTTCGCCCAGGCGGAGTTCCCTTCGCCTAGCAGTTCGCCTCTCTTGGCGTAAAAAGTTGTCCGGGCGATCCCGACCTGTCGACAGACGCTCCCTACGGAAATGCCTTCTGCGACGAGTTGCTTGACCTGTGCAATCTTTTCGAGCTGCACGGGAGCTCGCCCCTTGTAGACCCCTCGCTTTTTGGCGAGCTCGATCCCTTCACGCTGGCGCTCCCGGATGAGGTTGCGCTCGAACTCCGCGACGGCGCCCATGATTCCGAGAAGCAACTTGCTGATCGGGCTGACGTTGTCGGGCGTGATCTCGATGTTCTCTTTGATGAAGCGAATCGTCACGCCCTTTTCCGTGAAGTGGTTGACGGTCGTGAGAAGGTCGTTGAGGCTTCTGGACAGGCGGTCCATGCTCACAACGACGATCTTGTCGCCGGCCTGGGCGTCATCCTTCAGCGCCTCGAAGCCGGGGCGATGTAGGTCCTTCCCGGACATCTTGTCGGTAAAGAGCGACTGCACTCCCTCGGCGTTGAGGGCGGTCGTCTGGCGGTCGAGGTTTTGGTCGACCGAGCTTACTCGCGCGTAGCCGTATATCATCGGTCGGTCTCCTTGGCGTCTGTGTCCGATTCGTCGTCCTCGAAGCATTCGAGGGGGAAAACGACTCCCATGGGTCTTTGCAGAGCCGGACACCAGAACTCGAGAGCGTACCCTCCTGTGAACTCGCCTTTTTCATCAGGGAAGAAAACGAGTCCGGCCTTGACTTCCGTAGCCGCCAACGTCTCGTCAGAAACGTTGAAATGCGCCTTCGTAAGATCGCGGAACTCGCGCTTTAGTCTCAGTGTCATAGCATCTCCAGTCAAAAGAGTTCGGCAAGTGTGTGAGCGGGGGAGCTGCAGTCGCGAAGCTCCTCTTTGGCGATCGCCCATCCGATGCAGAAGGCCCGCGAGTCTCCGAGCGTCTGGCGGACGTGCTCGTAGTCTTCCTTGCAGAAACGGGCGCCCGCGAAGTATTCTCCCGGTTCCCTGTCGATCACGGCCGGCAGTCGCTCGACCCGATATGCCGACTCGTAGCCGGCGTAGATCTCTTCGCCGTGTCTGCGGGCGAAGAGGCGCGACACGCTGCGGTAGTGGAGCTTGGCTTTCGTCATCCTGCGGTCTCCTCTCCGGGGCCCACCCACGGGCGGAAGCGGACCACCTCGCCTTTTTCGATGTCGATGTATGCTCCGAAGGGTTTTCCCGGCCAGAAGTACCAGTCGCTCCCGTCAAAGCATGCGCAAGCCTTCTTGCGGATCTTTCCAAACCGCGGCTCCGGAGTGTCGAGGTCTTTGTCGGGCTCCCGGACTTCGATCCGAAGGGGAACGTCCTGAGGCGGTTCGACGTCCGGCCAGAGGTTCCACTTATTCGGGTCGTACTCACAGACTTCTTCGATTTCGTCGAGTTCGAATATCACGCTGAAACGATTTGTGAGAGCGTCAAAATCTCCGAAGTAAACTCGAACGATTTCACGTCCGAGAACGCCGACGAACGTTCTTTGCGCCTCGGTATTCAGCTTTTTCGAGAAATCGTTGCCGCTGATCGCGTCGAGCTTCTCTTGCATGGCTCGGTCTTTCAGTCTGTATCGCATCGTGTGCTCCTTGCGTTAGTGCGTAGCTTTGTAGAGCGTCCCCAGGACGACGAAGAAGGCTGTCGGCAGGCAGGCGGCCACGGCACCGAATACCGTGATCGCGAGCGCCTTGCCGGGGGTGATGTCGTGAGCCCTCGCGGCGAAGGCGAAGTCGACGTAAGCGGCGTGAAGCTTCTTGAAAATCGTCATGGTGGACCTCGTTGCTCCGGAGGACCTTTTTGACATGGGCGTCAAAATGGCCGCTCCGCTAAAGGGGTGCCTCCCGCGCGGCAGGAAAAGCCCTTTCGGGGACCCGCGCGAGGGGCGGAAGATCTTTCGAAGCCGCCTGCGGTGGAGAACGGCGTCCGCAGTGACAAGCGATGAAGCAAGCGGCTTCGAGAGGTTTTCCGGAGGGCCTCCTCCGAGGTAGTCTTTAGGGGCAGGGCCTAGCAGTTCTGCATCCGATCAACCAACCTCGAAGGAGGAAAACATGTCAGAAGAAAAAGGCGTTGCCCTGGACCAGGACAATGCGGTTCGAATCATCGTGGCGGCCATTGAGGCCGGTCAAATTCGCCTTCCTTTCTCGGGCTCTCTTGACCGAGAGAGGATCCTTGAAGAGATCCGAGACCGAGTCAGTCGGAACGTCGAGGGTTCTCGGGAGGAGCGCGTCCAAAAGATCAGTCCCGTCCAGGTTGCCAAGGCTGTCGCCGGTCTTGCGCGGCTGGATGCGCTCTACATCCTCACCATCTACGAGACGCTTAGAGCCGGTCTGACGAAGAAAGAGTCCGACGACATCCTGACCGCCATCCTCGACTAAATCGTCGATCGCCTGGAGGACGCCCACAGCTTCGCGCATCGTCGTGTACGGCCCGTTCCCACGGATAGTGAGGATGGTCTCGAAGATCAGGCGGGCGGCCTCCTTGCTGATTTTCTTTTGTGCTTGTTCCGGCATCTTTCGTGGCTCCTTTCAAAATCTGTAGGGTCCCGGGGCCGCTCCTACTCCAACGACCTTTTCCCTCCGTCCTTTCGGACGACCTGCCTGGAGCGACCCCGGGGTATGTCAAATCAACGACTCGTTGATCAGTACACGCAAAGTATACACGAAGGAAATATGAAAAATACATTATTCGTTTATAGGGATAACCCTCGGAATGTACGCAAGACATAAAAAAAGCCCGCCGAAGCGGGCTCTATGGGAAAGAGGAGGCTATGCCTTCCTAACGAGGCACTTTGTCACGACACGCCCCATGACACGGAAGCTAGACTCTTCTGTAGGGTTGAGCGACCATGCCTCGTAGAGCGGATTGTCGCTGATGATCTTCAGGTTTCTGCCGATTCTTTGGATTCTCTTGATGAACGTGCAACCATCCCAGAAGAAAACGAAGACAGAATCCGTCCGGACGGACGTCACGCTTGTGTCGATGATGACGGAGTCGCCGTCTTCGAGGGTAGGGGACATTGAATCTCCGTCTACTCCATAGACTCTCAGGGCGCTCTTAGTCACAGGGCCGCAGTTCTTTGAGATCCACTGGTCACTTACCTTGATAAGACCTATGACGGAAGCGTGGTCGACGTTTTCGTGTCCGTTAGATCCGCAGGACCCATAGACGTCCAGGCGCGGGATCAAAACCCAACCGTCCCCTACGAGAGACTGATGCGCCGGGGCATCCTCACGACCCGTCATAAGGAAAGACGGAGATACCTCCAAAGCCTCGCACATTCGTCCGAGTTCCTCTACGCCTGGGCGATTCCGTCCCATTAGCCACCCAGATAGCGTCTGCGGGCTTACGCCAAGCATTCTGGCGAAGGACGCCTGAGAAATTCGCTTGTCCGCGAGGATGCCCCGGACGCGGCTCATGATGTCGTGAAAGTTCATCGTGTACCTCCTGCATAGAGAAAGTGTAAGCGGGCATAAACGCACCGTGCACACTATGCTAAACTTGCCGTATACTTTACGTGTACAAATCTACGTTTACGACATCATGGACACGTTTACGAAAGCGATTCAAAAGGCGGGATCTTTGTCGGAGCTGTGCCGTCGGCTCAGTGCGGTCGATGGATGCCCGAAGGTGACGCCGCAGATTTTTCAGGGGTGGAGCCGACGACAGAGCGTCCCTGCCGATCGAGTGTGGCAGTTCTCTCAAGCCACCGGGATTCCTCCTTGGGAAATTCGTCCCGACATTTATGACCGCCCCGAGGTTTACCTCTCGAAGGTTTCTAGGGCCTGCTCGGAATGAAGACCATGTGCTACGCAGCTGAACGCTGGGCGCGCGCCCAGAGAGCGGGTAAAGCATCCGCAAAGGCGGTTCTGATTGAGCTCGCCTGGCGGCGCAACCCCGAAGACGGTAAGTGCTACCCAAGCATCGAGACTCTTGCGGAAAGTCTGGAGATGGACCGCAAGACGGTCATGGGTGCGACAGCGCACCTCGAAAAGAGCGGCCTCATCACAAAACGAGTCGCCTGGGATGGCAGAAAGAAGTTCATCTTTTACGAATTTCCTGCCTTCAACCCTTCCGAGTGGCCGGTCGGAGGTACCGATTCAGGTAGTACCAAAAACGGGATTTCTCAAGAAGTAAGTGCTGAAACAGGTAGTACCAAAAACGGGATTCACCAAGAAGTAAGTACCGGAAGCGGGACCTATGGAGGTACCAAAAACGGTACCTGTGGAGGTACCGAAAACGGTACAGGAACTCTAAATAAGAACACGAAAGTAGAACACGAAAAGATAGCTATAGCGTCTTCGCACGATCTGATCCTTTCTTCCGCCTCCGGACAGCCGGAGTCGAAGGTCAAAAAAACACGACGCAAGTCGATGACTCCATGCCCGTGGAACGAGGGGACTCCGATCCCTGAAGACCTCAAGGCCTGGGCGTCTGCGAACTACCCGACCATCAACGCCCCCGAGGAGTTTGAAAGGTTTGTCCGATGGTCGCTCTCGAAGGACATGCGCTACGCGCGGTGGGATCAAGCCTTTCGCAACTGGTGTGGAAACGCGCTGAAGTACCAAAGCCAGCGAGGAGGTTTTAGCGGGGCCCGAAAGCCTGTCGACCGCTCGCACTTCGCGCACGAGAAGCCGATGAACCAGAAGGACTTCTCGATGTCGGAGCGACAGCGCAAGGAAATGGAGCGCCTTTTCGCCCTCGAGGCCGAAGAGGCGTCCAGGGCCGTTGGATAAGGAGGAGCAAAGATGACGATCAACTCTTTTCGTAGCGTAGGCAGCGGGCGTCTTCTCGGGAAGATTCGCACTGTGATCGCAGAGAGCGAGCCCCTCACGACCGAAGCGCTTCTCAAGGCGATCCATGGCGACAAGGTGCGGCACATCTTCCAGTGCCCGAAGCACGGACCCTACTCGATCCATTTGGCGCCAGGCGTCGATCCGAAGACACATCCGCACGTCTGCCCAATCTGTGCCGATGAAGAGTCCAAGCTCAGCCAGGCGAGGCAGTTTCAGCGCGCGGCGATGCACAAGGCCGCCGACGTCGTCTCCGCCTTCCTGCGGGATGAGGGCGTCTCGGTGCCGGACATCCGCACCTTCGAGGAATACGTACCGAAGACCGACGAGCAGCGCTTTGCGAAGCATGTCTGCGAGCGCTTCGCCAAGGGCTTTCTCAAGCGCGTTTACGAAGGGAAGGCGTCGACTGGTATTTGCATGATCGGCTCTTACGGGACCGGAAAGACGCACCTCGCGACTGCGATCCTTGACGTTCTCCGGAAAGAGGACGTCCCGGGGATCATCGTCCGCGTTGCCGACCTCGTCGATGCGCTCAATGCCGACCCTTCTAAGGTCGCCAAGCGGATAGGTGCCCTGGCGAAGGTCTCATGCCTCGTCCTGGACGACATCGGCGCGAGCACGCTAACGGACTCGGAACAGAAGCGGATCTACCAGATCCTCGACGCTCGTCTCCAGGCGAAGCTCCCGACGATCTTCACCACGAACTTCGACGGGGAAGACTTCGAGAGAGCGGTGAACGGCCGCATCGTAAGCCGCATCGTGGGGAACACGTACAAGCTGCCTATTAAAGGTCCGGATCACCGCAGTGCGGCGCCCACGATGGACGACCTTCTTGGGGACATGTGAGCATGCGGCGCGACATCTCCATGGAGTCCCTTTTCGCAGGGACCCGAGACGACTACATCGTGCCGCCGGAGGTGCTCTCCTGCCACCGCATGATCGTGGGTCGCATCTTCTGCGGCTACGGCATCAACCCGAGCCAGAGGGACTACATCCTCTGGTGGCTCAAGACAGAGCCCGACTTCGTAGAGATCACGACTTCGATGGCCGTGGTTTGGGAATGTGGAATGGGGCACTACACCCCCGACTTCCGCGAGCCGAGCTACTTCTCGCATCACTTCGATCCGATCACTTGGCGAGACTGCCGGGACCACTGGATCAAAGAGATGATCTCGCACCGGGCGACCGCGAAAGTGCAGCTTCCCCCGGCGCCGCCCCGATACGGAGAGTGGCTCGAAATCTGGGGAACCTTTTACGAAAGGCGGGCAACCGCACAGCCTCAAAAGGAGGAGGACCAATGGCTTTGAGACACCCTGACGACGAAGACAGTCAAAAAGCCCGTAAGCGTCGAAGCGAACGCTTCGCCAAGAGCGTGCTCGAGATCCCTGCCGCGACGATTCTCCGGACCTACGGCATGACGCACCAGATCCGGAAGACCGTCGAAGAGCTCGACGAGCTTCTGGAGGAGATCAAGCAGAGTGCCAGATGGTGGCGCGACGGGAAGACCAAGCTCTCGCAGAAGCGGCGCGCGGCGCTCCTGACGGAGTGCGCGGACGTCGCGGTGATGTGCTCTCAGATCCTTCGGCTGTACCAAGTGGTTTGGCCTGCGCCCGCGAAGCTGAGTGCTCTCTTGGTACTCCGCGTGAGGGACGAAGCCTTGGGTCTGAAGAAAGACATCGTGCGCTTCGAAAAGGATAGGCGGGTGCCGACCGCCTTTTTCATGCTGATGCAGGCCGTCCGTCTCGGCGTGGCCTTGACCGACAAAGACGCCTTCCAGGCGGAAGTGAATTTCAAAATTGAACGACAACTTGCGAGGATTGAAGATGAGCGAATCGAACGAGAAGCAAAGCGAATGGCGTGAAGTGGACGTGTTCGACCCGAAGACCTACCCCAGGCCGTGGAAGCGGCTCTTCGTCGAGCGGAAGGACGGCTTCTGCTTCTACGGCTACTTTGAAACTGACGGAGACATCGTCCCCTACCTGCCGCGCCATCCGCGAGTCAGGCTCTGCAACGTCCGGCGCTTCCGCGTCGAAGAAAAGGAGGTCAAAAAGTGATCGAAGTGCAAGGAACCCCGGTCGGAAAAGGCCGACCCCGCTTTACCCGTGACGGGCACGCCTTCACCCCGGACGGGACGAGAGACTTCGAGGCTCGGATCAAGTGGAAGGCAAAGATCGGGTCGAAAGAGGTCCACGACGGCGCGGTCATCGTGATCGTGACGAGCTACTTCGTCCCTCCCAGATCTTGGCCTCTGAAAAAGGCGAGGCTTGCCCGCGAGGGGCGCGTCACCATGACGGTAAAGCCTGATGTGGACAATCTCTTAAAGGCGGCGCTCGACGGGTGCAACGGATTTTCCTTCGCTGACGACAAGCAGGTCGTCGCGGTCGTGGGATTCAAGCAGTACGACGAGCGGCCCCGGATGGAGATCGAGGTCCTCCCGGTGACGGTGACCGACACGAAGATCAAGGCCGGGCCCTTTTCGGGCGACAGCCTGCGGGAAGTTTTGGGAAAGATTCTTTTGGGGTGAGTGATGACGGCGGACGAAGAGCTCGAGGCGCGGCTCGAAAACTGGGGGCGGTGGGCTTTTGAGGGCTCAAACGCCAAAAGGCGCAGCATGCCGCTTTTCTGTCTGATCGACAGAGGAGAGGATGCCGGTGAAAGCGGGAGGGACATCGCCGCCGTCGACGTCGAGGATGCCCTCCGCGTCCAGGCTGCCTGGAGCTCTTTGCCCTTCTCGTCACCGGAGGAAAAGGGAGCAAAGCTTCTCCTCGGGATGACCTACTGCCTGGACTGCCCCAGGGCGGCGATTTTGAAGAAAATCCGAAAAATGTACCAGTGCAGAATCGAGTCAAGAGATGCGGAAATGCTTCTCACGGAAGCGAAAAGGAAAATCAAGCAACAGCTCGCTTTTTTCATGAAAAACGAGTGTGCTAGAGTGCTCTCACAATCTGAGGCGGAAACGCGGGATGGGGGGCAGAGCTCTCCCCTTCGTGCGCCCAGAGAAAATGAACCTCCTGCGTAGCTCGAAGGGGACTGGCGTCTTGCGGACGTCGGTCCCCTTTCTGCAAGAAGGCTTTCGCTACCTTAGGGTCGTTTTTTCGTGGCTTTCTTCGACCCTAAGCTCCGGGCGGGGGACCGCGCTGATCCTTCGCGGGTCCCCGCTTTTTCCTCAATCCAAAAGGGTGCGCGTGGCGCTAAGCCTGTTCAAGATGCCTCCGGTCAGGACGAATTTGACATGGTCGACTTCGGACCTCGGGCGGATCATGACTGGGTAGGATGCCACGGGCTCGCCTCTGGACTTCGGCGGCACGACAATTCGGAGCGGAAACGCATCATGCGTCCACTCGCCTTTCGGCACGTAGTCCGGAAGGATGGAGTCACCCGGAACGGCTTTGGCATCGGCGATGTCACAGCCCTTGGCCTGAAGACGCGTAAAAACGACTTCTTCGTAGCCCGGTTGAAGGTTGAGGAAAACGAGGTATGTGCGGCCATCCTGACCCTTGATTTCAGGGTCAAAGGAAGTGCCTCCGGCGCGAAGCGAGAGCATTTTCTTCCACAGAATCGAGATAAAACGAAAGAGCATCCCTGGGATGCTTTGCCAGATGTCCATGGTGGGATTCCTGTAGAAGTGATGAGTAGCACCCTCACTCTAACAGGGATCTCGCCGACCTTACAGCCATGCCACTACTGACTCTCTGTGCCTATCCCGGCTGTCACAAGCCCGTGCCTCGAGGCGAGCGATACTGCGACGCCCATGCGAAGGCCGGCGCCAAGCGAGACGCCGAAATCGAAGCTAAAGCGAAGGCGGCGCGTGACGCACGCCGACGCCAGGTGAGGGGAACGACGGCGCAAAGGGGCTACGGCGGCCGATGGCAGACGCTTCGGAAGCGCTTCATCCTCCAGCACCCCTACTGTCAAGAGTGTTTGAAGCAGGGGAAGCTGACGGAAGCGACGGATGTGGACCACATCGTCCCTCACCGGGGATGCGCAAGGCTCCTCTTTGACGAGGCGAATTTACAGGCCCTTTGCCATGAGTGCCACTCGCGCAAGACGGCAAAGGAAGATGGTGGCTTTGGGAACCGACAAAAATGAGAAGCGTCTTAGTGCCGGATCTCGTTGTTCTCTTCCCTGTGGAAGGTGGTGTACAGCTTGCCTTCTGGGCGGAAACTACCGAGAGCAAGTTCTTGACTCGCATCAACAACATCAACACGGTCTTCCTCCCGAGCGGTGAGGAGCGCGAATTTGAAGGCAAGCTGCTGAGAGAGTTCTGCGGATTCCCGATGGGCTCTGTCGAGGCGCGATCGACGGCCCTTTCTGACTGTCCCGTGGTTGACCTGATCGGGGCGTTTAGCCGGATGTCAGGTAGTGACTAGGAGCTGAAATGAAGATTTTGATTATCCCTGTTCTCGTCGAGTTCGAAAGGGTTCCGGACGGTGTGAGCATGACCCTTTGGGCGGGCAGTCCAAAGGACAAGTTCCGCGCAAACGTGAACGGAACGAACTTCCTCTTTTGCTCGAATGGGAAGGAGCGCCTTCTGCAAGGGCAATTTGTACAGGGATTCAAAGCCTATCCAGAAGGTTCGATGCGCTATCAAGAAGAAGATCTATCCCTCTGTCAAGAAGCTTATCTAGGAGGGTCTTTGCGCTTGCCTCTGGAAGATGCCGAATTTTCTGTACCAAAGACGACTTATCGCTATCTGTCAGGTCGGAAGCACGGACCCTCTCCTCAAGCAAAGCCTTGATCGAATCCGGGTGGATCTTGACGGTTTTCACATGAAGGATGGCGGACAATCCCCCGTCATCCAACATGAAGTCGATCCCTGCTTCAGTGATCTTGGGGAATGCCTTGATGGACACGAACGGCGTGCCATCCATAGCAAAGTCAAGCGACACGCCGTCTTCGAGAAGTCCGTGCCTCTGAAGGTATTCGACATTAGCCACGTACTTGTCACTGTCTTCATCTGCAAGCATCTTGCAATGCTCGAATGAATTTTCGTAGGAAGGAAAGTCCTCAAGCAAAAAGGACAAAAGATTCTTTTGGTACTCGCGGTCAATCTTCATAAAGGTCTCCAGGGGTAGGGGCGGGTTGAAACTTCTAGCTTAACTCCTGTTGACCGCGGGTCCCAGCCAATTTTTTGCGCGTGCACATCGGGGAGTTTTTGGATGGCGGCTGTCGTCGTGAGCGAAAAATCGAAAAAATTGCGCGGCACCGATCAGCCCTGTCGAAAGATGCGCCAGGTGTCGGCATCGGACAAGATGCTGACGATCGAGCCTCCGGTCAACCTGACGGGTGACGCCCGCGAAGCCTGGAAGATGGCGATCGAATGCGCACCGAAGGGGCACCTCACCGCACTGGATGCTACGGTGCTGGAGAGGTGGGCAAGGAATTATGCGCTTTACCGGAAGATCAGCAAAGAGCTTGAGCACGACGGCGTGATCCTGATGGACATGGAGACGGGCGAGAGTCAACTGAATCCCCTGTTCACTCCGCTCATCAAGATCCAGCAAATCCTGAGCGCCTGCGAAAAGGAGCTCGGGTTCACGCCGGTGTCGCGCGCGCGCGTGCGACGCGCGGGCGAGGACGAACCGGAAGAAGGAGGCGACTTTGCAGACTTCTGATTTCTGTGCAAAAGCGAAGAAGTACGAAGATGACGTCCTCTCCGGAAAGATCCCTGCGTGTATCTTCGTCAAGCAAGCCATTCGCCGCCAGAGGGACGACCTCAAGCGATGGAGCAGGGAGGACAGCCCTTTCTACTTCGATCAGGCCGAAGGCAATCGCGTGTGCCGCTTCATCGAATATCTTCCGCACACGAAGGGGGCGCTGCGAGGGCAGAAGATCAAGCTCGAGCCATGGCAATGCTGGATCCTGACGACCATCTTCGGGTGGCGTCGCCGATCCGACAACCGACGCCGCTTCGGGCGCGTCTACATCGAAGTGCCGCGCGGGAACGGGAAGTCAAGCCTTTCAAGCGGCGTCGCCCTCTACTGCCTGCTTGCTGACCGCGAACCCGGGGCGGAGGTTTACTCCTTCGCCACGACGCGCGACCAGGCGGGGATCGTCTTCGGGGACGCCAAGCAGATGGCCATGATGAGCGAACCGCTTCGCAAGAAGTTCGGGCTCGAGGTCTTGGCCAAGGCGCTTTTCGTCCCGGGCACGAACTCCACCTTTCAGGCGAAGAGCGCGGAAGGCTCCACTCTGGACGGTCTGAACACACACTTCGCCTGCATCGACGAGCTACACGCCCACAAGACGCGAGCCGTCTACGACGTCGTCGAAACGTCCATCGGCAAGCGCTTGAATCCCATCCTTTGGGTCATCACGACGGCGGGCTTCGACACTGCGGGCATTTGCTATGAAGTACGCACGATGGTCCGCGAGGTACTCGCGAAGACCGTCGAGGACGAGACACAGTTCGGGATCATCTACACCATCGACGAGGGGGACGACTGGAAGACGGAAGCCGCCCTCATCAAGGCGAATCCCAACTGGGGCGTTTCGGTCATGCCGAAGATGGTGCTTCCTCTGCAACTGAAGGCGATCACCCTCGCTTCGGCCGCGAACAATTTCAAGACAAAGCACCTGGACGTCTGGTGCCAGGCCGGGGCCGCGTGGATGGACATGACCGCGTGGCACAAGGGCGAGCGCGTGGTCGACCTCGACGACTTCGAGGGTCGGCCCTGCGTGATCGGCCTTGACCTGGGTGCCAAGAACGACCTTACGGCCAAGGTCTATGTCTTCAAAACCGAAGGCGACGACGGGCGGCCGCGCTACCAAGTTTTCAGTCGGCTGTATCTACCGCAGACCGCGATCGACAAGGGCACGGTCTCCCAGTACAGCGGGTGGGCCGACACGGGCGTGATCCAGGTGACGGGCGGGGCGATGACGGACATGACGCGGATCGAGGAAGAGCTTCGTGAGGATCTTTCTCGCTTCGACGTCCAGGCGATCGCCTACGACCCCTGGCAGGCGACCCAGCTTGCCGGAAACCTCTCGGAAGACGGCGCTCCCATGGTGGAGTACCGCAATACCGTGCAGAACGTGTCCGAGCCGATGAAGTGGCTTGAGGCGCTCGTGCAGGACGGTCGGCTTGACCACGACGGAAACCCCGCCATGACATGGATGATGGGGAACGTCGTGGCCAAGGTCGACGCGAAAGACAACATCTTCCCGCGAAAGGAGCGGTACGAGAGCAAGATCGACGGCCCGGTGGCCCTGATCTACGCGCTCGCGATGTATCTCTCCGACCGCGAGGACACTGGCGGGGACTTTGACGAGTTTCTCGACGACATCATCGTGATTTGACTATGGCTTTCATCCGACGCTTTTTCTCTCGCTTCGGGTGGGGAGGCGTCCTGGGTGACCTCAGCGGTCAGCAGCTCGACGTCCCGTCTCACCTGATGACGAAGCCGACATCGGTCGACGGCGCGCTCCAGATCTCGACGGTCTACGCCTGCGCCCGTCTTCTGGCCGGCACCGTCAGCTCACTTCCCCTCATGGTCTACCGTGAGGACCGACTGGGCCGCCGCTCTGTGGACAGGAACTCCCGTCTCTGGATGATCCTCCACGATCAGCCCAATGATTCGATGACCTCGAGCGACTTCTGGCAGGCGATGATCCTCCAGTGGGCGCTTCGAGGCAACGCTTACGCCCAGATCCTTCGAAACGGCGAGGGCGAGCTCGTCAGTCTCTGGCCGCTTTCTTCCGACCAGATGACTGTCTTTGCCGACAAAGAGACGAAGCAAGTCGTTTACCAATACGTGCGCGACGGCGAGACCTTCAACATGAATCCCTCCGACGTCCTTCACATCAAGGATATCGGCACGGGCCTCGTGGGCTTCTCAAAGCTCGAGTTCATGAACGCGTCGATCGGCGAAAGCAAAGAGACGCAGATGTACACGACGGCGAACGCATCGAACTTCGGGCGTCCGTCGGGGATCCTGACGGTCGACCACGTGCTTGACCGAAAGAAGGGGCAGTCGCAAGCGGTTGCTCAGGCGCTCGGGAGCTTCACGAACGGTGCGGGGCGCATGATCGTGCTTGAGGCCGACATGAAGTTCCAACAGGTTGCCCTGACTCCGGAACAGTCTCAGCTTCTCGAAAGCCGGAAGTACGGCGTCGAGGAGCTTTGCCGATGGTTCGGTGTTCCGCCCGTCCTGATCGGCGCGAGCGGGGCGACGACCTGGGGGAGCGGGATTGCGGAAATCGTGAGTGGGTTCCACAAGTTCACGCTGAACCCGCTCTTGAAGAGCATCGAGCAGGCAATCCTCTCTCGTGTCGTGCCGATCCAAGACCAGGGCCGCGTGACGGTCGAGTTCAATCTCGACGCCTTCATGCGCGGCGACTTGGCTTCCCGCTACTCGGCCTACGCGACCGCAGTTCAGAACGGCTTTAAGACCAGAAACGAAGTCCGGCAGCTCGAAAATGATCCGCCGCTCGAGGGCGGAGACGTGCTCACCGCGCAGACGAACCTCGCCCCGCTCGACAAGCTGGGCGCGGGCGCGGATCCGAATGTGGATCAAACACCTATCCCTGAGGCAGTACAGCAATGATGAAGAAGCAGACTCTTTCACTTTCGCTCTCGGCGGCCGAGATCGACCTCTCGGGCGGGGAGCATGAATGGCGTGTGAATGGATACGCCACAAAGTTCGGAAACGTCAACTCCTACGGTTTCAGGATCGCCCAAGGCGCCTACTCGGAGCTCATCAAAAACGGCGCGAAGCCCCTGATGTTTTTCAATCACGACAGTTTTGCAGTCCCGATCGGACGATGGGACTCGCTCGAAGAGAACGCCCGTGGTCTGAAGGTCTCGGGCGTTTTGACGCAGGGGGTCTCGCTCGCCTCCGACGTCTACGCCGCGCTTCGTGCCGGCACGGTCGACGGCTTGTCGGTCTCGATCGGATGGCGGTCCGAAGACGAGGCGGAGGAAGACGGCGTGCTCACGCTCTCGAAGATCGCGTCGCTCGACGAGATCTCCATCGTGACGATGCCGTCCGATTCGAAGGCCCGCATTTCTCAAGTTCTCTCGGCCGACGACATCGACGAGCGCATCGAATCGCTCGCCACGGTCCGAGACCTCGAAGTCTTCCTAAAGGAAGTCGCACACCTTTCAAAGCGGCAGTCGGGATGGCTGCTGTCCAAGGCGAAGGCCTGCTTCGCCGCTGACACTCGTCGGGATGATGAGCAGAAAGCCTTGCAAGAGGCGCAGGAAATCCTTTCGCGAATGCTCAAGAAAATGGAGTAAAAAAATGTCTGAAATCTCTAAAGTTTTGGAAGCGGTGCAGGCGCTCGAGAAGAAGCTCTCGGCCCTGGAAGAAGCTCGATCCAAGGAAGGTGCCAACCTCTCCGATATCGAAAAGAAGATGTCGGATCTCGGCGACGAGCAGGTGAAGCTCGCCCGTCAGCTCCTCGCGATGGAGCAGAAGGGCGCAGCCAAGCTTGCCGGCGGCCAGAAGCACGTTACGCTCGGCCAGCGATTTGTCGAAAGCGAAGCCTTCAAGTCCTTCATGGAAGGCAAGCTCACGAAGGCGACCCTCGCCGCCGCTTCGCCGGTAGCCACGCCGGGCGGTGCCGTCCCGGTCGACTACCAGGGCATCAAGGGTGAACCCGAGCTCCCCAATGTCGTGACCTACGCCTTCGCGCATGTCCCGACCACGTCGAACTCGATCACGTACCTCAAGGAAAACGCCTTCACGAACTCCGCGGCGGAAACGGCCGAAGGCGGCGACAAGCCCGAGTCGAAGATGGAGTTCACGGAAGCAGACGCTCCGGTCCGAACGATTGCGCACTTCATCCGCGTCACGAAGCAGCTTGCCGACGACGCTCCGGCTCTCGCGGCCTACATCAACTCCCGAATGATGTACGGTTTGCACCGCCGCATTGAAAAGCAGCTCCTGAACGGCGACGGCACGGGCTCGAACTTGAAGGGCATCTTTGCGACGGGCAACTTCACCGCGCACGGCTTCACGGAAGACAACATGCAGGCGACCGATACGGTCCTCGACCTCATCCGCCGCTGTGCCGCGACGATGCGAAAGAGCGGCTACACGCCGAATGTCGTCTTCCTCAACCCGATGGACTTCGACACCTTGCGCGGCATGAAGGACTCGAACGGGAATTACTTGATGGGCAGTCCGCTCCAGGCCGGCACGGACATCCGTCCCTGGGGTCTGCGCGTGATCGAAAGCCCGGAAGTGACGGAAAAGAAGTTCATGGTCGCCGACACGGTCATGGGCGCCACGGTCTACGACCGTCAGGCCCCTGTCATCGAGATGTTCGAACAGGACGGCAACAACGTGACCAAGAACCTTTACACCATCCGTTGCGAATGCCGCATGGCCTTTGCGGTCGAGACGGCGAACGCCTTCATCGGCGGCGATCTCAAGATCGGCGAAGGCGCCGGGGCCTAACGGGAAGGGCCTCGGAAACGGGGCCCTTTTTGACACATGACACCCTGCGTGACTTTAGACACCGTGAAACTCTTTGTGCGGGTGGACGACGACATCGAAAAGCCGGTGCTCGAGCTGATGATCGGCGCGGCGACGGGACTCATCGAGACCCGCCTTCGCAGGGCCGTCGTCGGCGACGTCGACGCCGGTGCCGTCTGCGCGTCGGTCGAGGAGGTCCCTCAGGACATCCAGCTCGCGGCTTGCATGCTCGTTTCCTACATGTACGAACACCGCGACGCCTCGGACGAAGAGCTTCGTAATCGGGTGATGCGGTCCATGATGCTCGACGCTTACATCGACTGGAGTGCGGAAGATGCTGACGAATCCGGGACAGCTTAAGAAACGAGCCACTTTTCTTGAGTGGACGTCCGAGCAGGACGGGACAGGTCTCCGCGAGGAGTACAAGGTTCTCTTCTCGACCTGGTGCAAGCTCGAGCCTACGGGGGCGCTCACCTACTGGTTCGGGAAGGTCCAGCTCGACACGGACGTAACGCACCGCATCACGGTCCGCCGCACCGAGCGAACGAAGCCCGAAAAGCTCACTTCGCAGATCGTCGTCGAGGTCGATGGAGCCCGCTTCAAGATCCTCCGGTCGTCCGACTTGGAGGGCGCGGAGCGCTTCACCGTCCTCGACTGCAGTCTGGAGGAGCCTGACGATGGCACGTAAGACGGGATCAATCCAAGTCGTCTTCGACATGGAGGAGCTCAACCTCCGTCGGACCGACATCGACGTGAAGGCGTTTCGCCCGAAACTTCGCCTGATCGGTCGGACCCTTGTGAAGCAAGCGCGGCACAAGGTCTCGAAGGTCGGGACTTCGGCCCCGGGCGAATACCCCGGACGTCAAAGCGGGAAGCTCCGAAAGGCGATCAAGTACCGCCTCTTCAAGTCCGGCTTTGGTCTTGTCCTCATGCAGGGCATGCCCGACGGCGCCCAAGAGTTCTACCCATCGTTCCTGCGGTACGGCGCGAAGCGCAAGCGCGGGGGCATCCTTAAGGCTCGAAAGAACTACATCGAGGACACCGGCACGACGAATCGCGAGTTCGCCTTTCAGGTCGTCCGCGAGGCGATCGACGAAAGCCTCAAGGGGATCTTTGAAAAATGAAACTGTCTCCGATCATCAAACAGCTTCAGGCCGAGACAACCTGCTTGAAGCAGATCGCGGGCTACTTGCCCGACGAGGTGCTCGAGAGCGCCGTTCGTCAGAAGGAGCTCCCAGCGGCTTATGTCGTGGCGCTCGACGTCGACGCCGAGTTCGCAGAGGTCTCCCAGTACGGGAACTCTTACGAGCAAGAGATCACCGAGCACTTCGGCATCGTGATTTTCGCGGCGTCGGATCGGCGCGGGCAGACGGTCGGCGACCTTCTCGACGACTATCGGGCTCAGATCTTCAAGGCGATCGTAGGATGGCCGATGGACGACGAGCACGATCCGATCGAGTTCGAGGGCGGCTCGGTGCAGAAGATGACGGGCGACCGCCTCATCTACTTGCTCGAGTTCAAGACGACCTGCACGATCACCCCGAAGGACACTTGGCAACAAGTCTCTTATGACCGGCTAGGAGAGTTCGACGGGATGGACATCGACGTCGACGTGATCCGACACGAAACGCAGAAGCCCGACGGTACCGCCGAGGCGAAGCTCACCATTGACTTTGACAAGGGCGTATGACGCCCACTTTTTAAGGGAGGAAGGAGATGGCAGTCTCTTTCAACACCATCCCGCAGAAGATTTACACGCCCCTGTTTTACGCGGAGGTCGACAATTCTGCGGCAAACACCACGACCGATTCGATGCAGGCGCTTCTGATCGGTCCGATGCTCACGACCGGGACGGCCACCGCCTCGGAAGTCACTTACGTCTCGTCGGCTGAACAGGCCGCCGAGCTCTTTGGTCACGGTTCGCTCCTTCATCGAATGGTGAAGGCGTACCGAGATCAGGATTCGAGCGGTACCCTCTACTGCCTGCCGCTCGCCGATCCCGAGTCGGGCGTCGCCGCCACGAAGACGGTCACCTTCACGGGTACCGCCACGGGTGCAGGCACGGTGAATCTTTACATCGGCTACGAGCTTGTCCAGGCGGGCGTCGACACGGGCGACACGGTCTCCGACATTGCCGGCGCCGTGATGGCCGCCGTCAACGCGAACACCGATTTGCCGGTAACCGCTACCGCTTCGGAAGGCGTCCTCACGCTCACCGCGAAGCACAAGGGCCTCGTCTCCGAAGACTTCGCCGTTAACCTCAACCTTCTGGGCGCGAGCAACGGGCAGGTTCTTCCGGGCGGCGTCTCTGCGGTCGTCGCCAAGGGCACGGCCGGCACGGGCGTCCCGGACATCGAAAAGGCTTTCGAAGCCCTGAAAGATGAGCCCTTTGAATTTATCGGCCTCCTCTACAGCGACAAGACCGCTCTTGACGCTTCGAAGGCCGCGATGACTCAGCGATGGGCGTATGACGTTCAGCTTTACGGCCACGTCTACACGGCCAAGCGTGACTCGGTCGAAAACTTGCTCGACATCGGCGACACCCAGAATGACGAGCACTTGACCTGCTTCGCCGTTTCCGAGACCGACCCGAACTTTGCGGCCGACCGTCTCGGTGCGGCCGTCGGTCAGATCGCCGTCTCGGTGAAGGCCGATCCCGCGCGTCCCTTCCAGACGCTTGAGCTGACGGGCATCTCGGCGCCTCGCCTTGCCGACCGCTTCTCGCGTGCGGACCGCGAAAGTTTGCTCGCCGCCGGGTGCGCGACCTTCACGGACTCCACGTCTGCGACCGCGATCGAACGCGCGGTGACGACGTACATCAAGAACAGCTACGGCGCGACGGATAACAGCTATCAGGATGCGGAAACCCTCCACACCTTGGGCTACGTCATCCGCTTCCTGCGGACGCGCATCACCTCGAAGTTTGGCCGCCACAAGCTCGCCAATGACGGGACGACCTTCGGAGAAGGTCAGGCCGTCGTGACGCCCGCGATCGCCCGCTCCGAGCTGATCGCCGCCTACAGCGAACTCGAGGAAAACGGCCTCGTCGAGAACATGGACCTGTTCAAGGAAAACTTGATCGTCGAGCGCAACTCCACCGATCCGAATCGCCTTGACGTCCTCTTCCCGCCCGACCTCATCAATCAACTCCGCGTCTTCGCGACCCTGGTGCAGTTCCGTCTGCAGTATTGAGAACCCTTGGGGAGCCTTGAGCTCCCCTTTCTTTTTGGAGATTCATCATGCCGATGAAGCGTCAATCCGGCGTCGCGTACCTCACCGTCGACGGCACGACCATCAACGCCTCCGGATCCTTCGCCGTTCCGCTCACCACGGTCAACCGCACGGACATCGTGTGCGGGGACAAGGTGATCGGGTACGACGAACAGCATATCGCCCCCTACGTCCAGGCGACCATTCGCATCACCGATCAGACGGACTTCGAGCGAATCTGCGAGTCCACGTCGATGACGGTCCGCGTCGAATTTGCCAACGGCCGTACCTACACCCTCTCGAACGGGTTCGTTCGCGGGAATCCGACGGTCTCCGAGACCGGTGAAGCCTCGATCGACATTGCCGGTGAGACGGGGATTTGGAGCTGACCATGGACGACAAAACCTTTCAGCTTCGCACGCCGATCGAGCGCGGCGACACGTCCATCACGGAAGTCACCCTTCGGGGCATCACGACCGAGGACTACATCAAGATCGGCCCCGCCTACGACGCCCGTCAGGTCGACGGCGGCGTGACCCTTGTCGAAAAGCCCAAGGTCTTCATGCAGTACATCATCCGCCTCGGTGCTCTCACGGAGCGCGAGGTCTACAAGCTCGACTATGTCGACTTTAAGGACATGTGCGGGTGGATCACGCAAGCCCTGGCTTTTCGCGGCGGCTCGAACTCGACGACCTGAAACTCTTTCGTCGAGTCGCCTTTCGAGCCGCTTTCTTTTGGCACATGACCCCGTCGGAGCTCATGGCGACTCCGATCGACCTTCTGATCGTGGCTCTTGAGGAGATGGTGGAGATCCGCGAAGAGCTTGAAGGAGCACAGTAATGGCAGTTCAAGAGACAAACCTTCGCGCAGTCTTGACCCTCATCGACGAGATGAGTCCCGTCCTCAAGAGTGTCCAGAAGGAACTCCGGGCCGCATCCCGCGACATCCAAGACGGCTTCGAGGGCATCAAGGACATGGCGTTGACCGCCGGGGCGGGCATCACCGCTCTGGCCGGCGCGGGGGCCGGCGTTTGGTTTGCGACGACTGCGGCCGCCGAGACCGCCACCCAGATGGATTTGATGAGCAAGCAGACGGGCGTCGCAACCGAAAGGCTGCAGGCGTGGCAGTCCGTGGCCGTTCAGTCCGGCATGGAAGGCGAAGAGTTCGCCGAAGCCTTGCGCGACATGAACATTGAGCTCAGCGACGCGGCAACGGGCGGCAAGGACGAACTCGCCCAACTTCTCGAAAAGGTCGGGATCTCGGCGCGAGACGCTTCCGGGAACATCAAGACGGCGGACCAAGTCTTTTTGGACTTCGCCGACGCAGTGGCCCGACAGACCGACAGCGCGGTGCAGCTCCGCATGGCGATCTCCGCTTTCGGCGAAGACACGGGCGCGAAGCTCCTCCCGATGCTCCAAAAGGGAAGCGCCGCCTTCCGCGAAAGCGAGGAGGCGATGAAGGCCGCAGGCTCCGCGATCTCGCAGGGCCAGATCGACTCGCTGAAGTCCTTCCGGGCCGAGTGGGAGTCGGTGAAGATGACCTTCTCCTCGACGTCGACCTCGATGCTCTCCGCGCTCGCCCCTTCCCTGAGCGCGGTGGCGGAAGGCCTGAGTACGGTGCTCGACCGCATCCGTCCGCTCCTTCAGGAGAAGGCGGAAGAGTGGGCGACGAACCTCGCGAACGGCATCTCGCGAATCCCCTGGGAGACGATCGCCGACAAAATCGGGGCGCTGATCCAGGGCGGCGAGGCCTTGAAAGAGGAGTTCGGCGTCGTCGGGCAGGCGCTCTCCTTTGCGATGGAACACATTGCGGAGATCGCAGGGATCTACTTCGCGGGCAAGGGTGCGAAAGCGGCTTACGACCTCTACGGCGCCTTCACGACGCTCGGCGGAGGCGTCTCGACGCTCATCAAGGCGGCGGGGCCTCTCGTCGGCGCGGCGAGCCCCTTCGTTCTCTGGGGCGCGATGATCGCTGGTCTCGCGACTGCGGTCGTGATGAATTGGGACGACATCGTGGCGACAACCGAGACTTTCGTAAAGGGCATCAAGAAGGCGCTCGAGCCGGTCCTCGACTTCTTCGCCGACATGATCGAGGGTATCAAGAGCGTCTTCTCGGGAATCTCGGACGCGGTCTCGAGTGCCCTCGATTCGATCGTCCCCGACTTCCTGAAGGAGAAGCGGCCCGAAGTGGAGCTTCTCAAGCAGGTGCAGGTCGAGGGCGACGGCGCGGCCGCTCAGACCGTCGACGCGAGCTTCTTGAAGCCCGACGAACCTGAAGAGGAAGACCCCGACTCGGGCATCCGCGTCGAACGTCGCTCCTTCGGCTTCGGTGCGCCGATCCCGAAGAAGGAAGACCACGACCGGGCGGTGTCCGGATCGCTCGCCTACGACCCGAACTTCAGCGCTCGGGACGTGCGGATGGTCTCGCAGGCCCCCGCCGCTCCGACCCAGCGCGTGCAGGCTCGAGTCGGCGTGAGCTTCTCGAACGCGCCGCAGGGAATGAGCGTCGACTCCATCAGGGGCGATCGTGACGCCCAGGTGGACACGTCGATCGACTACGCCCGCGTCGGACGCGGCCCCTACGCCTACGACCTGGACTCCTTCTAAGGGGGAAACATGGCAAAACTGCCCGCATCTTTCAGAGGCGTCTCCTTCTGGGTGGAGTCGAGTGACCTCTCAGTGGGGCGCCGAACCGTTACCCATCAATACCCGCAGAGGGACGAGCCCTTCACCGAAGACCTCGGCCGCGCGGCGCGTGAATACCGCTTCTCGGCCTTCGTCTTGGGCGAAGACTACATCGAACAGGCCAAAAAGCTTCGCGAGGCTCTGGAAAAGCCGGGCGCTGCGACCCTGGTTCATCCCGAGTTTGGCGAGATCCAAGTCGTCGCCCAGCCCGGCGCGTCGATGAGTTTCTCGCAGTCGATGAGGCGGGCGAACTTTTCGCTTGCCTTCGTCGAAGCGGGGCTCAACGCTTTCCCAACGCCCGAGGGAGCCAGTCAGCAAGCGAGCCGCGCCGCCGCCGATCAGGTGAGCGAAGCGGCCGCCGACAGCTTCGAGGAATCCCTCACGCTCGACGACATCGAGGACTTTGTGCAGGACGCCCTCAACGGTGACCTCCTCGATGCGCTCGACATCATCTCGAACTCCGAGATCGCCAAGGTTTTGGACTTCGCGGACCGCGTCTCCGACCTCGCGAACGACGCGATCAGCCTCGTGCGCGGCGGGCCGAAAGCCTTCGCGACGAAGCTCATGGGTGCGCTCGGTCTCTCCCGTCTGGCGACGACCGTCGCGGGGTGGCAGAGAGTCGGCAAAAGCCTCTGCGCTCTGGCGGACGATCTTCGCGGGGACGATGACGAACCCGTTTACTCGACGGTCAAGCCACGGAGTGCCGAGGTCATCGAGTCGAACCGGAAGGCTGTCTACAGCCTCTGCCGCCAGGCGGTCCTCGTTCAGGCCGTCGGCGTCTCCACGCTGATCGGCACGGACGTCGACTCCACGGTGGCGAGCTCTTCGATCCTTCCGAATGACGGCGAGACCGTCGTCGATGCGGAGTCCGGCGCGACCCAGGTCGGCACCGTCACCTCGTCCGGATCCTTCTCCACCTCCCCGACCATCTCTTACGACGAGATGCTCGAGGCGCGGGAACGGATCGTCGGACGCCTCGAGGAAGAAATGCTCGACGTCGAGGACGACGCGGTCTTCATGGCCCTTCGCGAAGCGGCGACCGCCGTGAGCAAGGACCTTTCTTCCCGCGCGGAAGAGCAGGCGCGACTGTACGACTACGACGCGGGCGCGGTGCTTCCGTCCTGCGTCACCGCAATGGAGCTCTACGGAGACGCCACCCGAGCGCAGGAAATCGTCGTGCGCAACGGGGTGACAAACCCGCTTTTCTGCCCGAACGTTCTAAAGGTTTTGAATGAGTAAGGTCGACAAAAACCTCGTGACGATCCGCACCGGAGGGCGCGAGCTCAAGGGGTGGACGGACGTGACGATCACGGCAGGGATCACCATGGCCGCGCGGTCCTTCAGCGTCGGCGTGACCTACCGATGGCCCGAGGCGAAGACTGTGCTCAACGCTTTCGACTTGGGCGACCCGTGCGAAGTATGGATCGGAAGCGATCCGGTCATCACCGGCTACATCTTCGCGAACCCCATTTCCTACGGCGCCAACTTCGTGAGGGTGCAGGTGAGCGGGCGAAGCAAGACCGCCGACATCATCGACTGCTGCCCGATGGCCGCAGTCGTGTCGAGCGCGACCGCCGAGGATTCCTCGCCGTGGTCGAGCATGAAACTCGTCGGACCTTCGGGCCCCGTCTCCACGCCCGCGACCCCCAAGGCCGCGCAGTGGAAGAACCAGAAGGTCGAGCAGATCGCGGCCGACCTCTGTGCGCCCTACGGCGTCGAAGTCGTCGCCCAGGCGTCGACCGGATCGCCGATCGAACAGCACGCGGTCCAGCCGGGCGAGACGGTCTTCGAAAGCATCTCGCGGCTTTTGACGATCGGTCAGCTCATGGCGACGGACGACGAAGCGGGGCGCTTGGTGCTCACGAAGCCAGGGGCGCTCGGCGAAGCGTCGGGCGGACTGGAACTCGGCGTCAACATCCTCAGCGGGAGCATGAAGCGGGACGCTTCGAACGTCTTCTCGAGCTACATCGTCGAAGGCCAAAGAGCCGGATCGGACCTCGCTTTCGGGGCGGCCGCCGCGCACCTTCGGGCGGAGGTCGAGGACGTCGAGACGAAGCGATACCGCATGCTCGCGCTCACGCACTCCGGCTCCCTTTCTCCGGATCTCTGCCGGCAGATCGCTTCTTTCGAGCAGAGACGGCGCCGTGCGCTTCTCCGGGCCGTGTCCTACACCGTCGTCGGGTGGCGCGACGCGCAGGGTCGACTCTGGCGACCGAACACCCTCGTCGCAGTGAGGGACGGCCTCTTCGGCTTCGAGCGGACGCTTCTCCTCTCGGAGGTGACCTACACCCTGTCCGAGCAAGGGATGAGCGCGACGCTCAACCTCGCTCCGCAGGAAGCCTTCGAAGCGGAGCCGCCCGTGTCGGAAAGCACTGAAGCGGCGGAAGCGTCTTGGATCTCGGAGGTGAAATGAGGAATCTTTTGACCCTTTTAAGGGGGCTTCTCGGGCGCGGCGTCGTGGAGTCGGTGGACGACACCCCCATGATGCGCACCGTGCAGGCGGAGTTTCTCCCGGGCGATGTCCGAGAGGGTCTCGAGCACTTCGAACCCTACGGCTTCACCAGTCGAGTCAAGCAAGGCGCTGAGGCAATCGGCGCCTTTTTCAATGGCGACAGATCGCACGGCGTCGTCCTTGTGACGGCTGACCGTCGCTTTCGGCTCCACGTCGAGGAAGGCGAAGTGGCCGTCTTCGACGATCAGGGCCAGAAGGTCGTCCTGAAGCGCGACGGAATCCTCGTCGAGACCCCGAAGAACCTGACCGCGACGGTCGGCGGGAACGCCGTCGCCACGGTAAGCGGAACGACGACCCTCAAGAGCGACGCCGTGACGATCGACGCGCCGTCGGTCCACATCACGGGGACGCTCTCGGTCGACGGGCACATCTCGGGCACGGGCGGCCTTGCGGTCTCCGGCGGCACCGGGGCGGCCGTCACCGGCTCGATCACCGCGACGGGCGACATCCACGCGGGCTCGATCAGTCTGCAGAACCACGTCCATCAGGAACAAGGCGACGGTAACGATACGTCGCCGCCGCATTGACCATGAAAAACGATCTACTCATTCATGGGAGAGAGTCCGAGCTCTCCTTCTTCGCCTCGGACGACCTGGCGCGGGCCGTGATGATCTCGCTCTTCTCTTGGGCGCGGGCGCATGACGACGATGAAGTCGACGGCTCGCGTCGGCACGGCTTCTGGGGCGACAGCTACGCCGACGCAGGAGAAGTCACGGGCTCAAGGCTATGGCTTCTCTGTCGGCAGAAGATCACGCCCACGACCATAGAAAGAGCCCGGCAGTACGCGGCCGAAGCGCTCGAGTGGCTCGTCGACGACGGCGTGGCCGATGCCGTGGAGGTGACGGCCGAGCGCGGGGCGCTTGACCGGGTCGACCTGGCGGTGACCGTCACGCGAAACCGCGACAGCCGCACCCTTCGATTTGAAGATGTTTGGAGGAATTTGAATGGCCTTTGATCGCCCTTCTTTGAGGGAGCTCATCTCCCAGATGCAGGCCGACGCCGAGCGGGAGGCGGGCGCGACACAGTTGCGCCAGTCGAACCTCCGCGTCTTGCCGAAGGTCTTCGCCTTCGCGGTGCATGGCCTTTACGCTTATATCGACTGGGTGGTTCGCCAACTCTTCCCCGACACGGCGGAGAAAAGCTTTTTGGAGCGGCAGGCGTCGATCCAGGGCATTTACCGCCGCGAAGCGACGGCGGCCACCGGGACGCTCACCGTGACGCGCACCGCCGGGGCGACGATCCCCGTCGGGACGGTCTTCGTGGCGGCCGACGGCGAGACGCGCTTCTTGACGACAGAAGAACCCGAGGTCGACGCAAACGAGGTCCCTGTGCAGTGCATGACGATCGGCACGGGCGGGAACCGCGAGGCCGGCGAGACCTATGCGCTCGTCTCCCCGCTCTCGGGCGTGGCGACCGAAGCGACGGGAAGCGAAATGGCGGGCGGAACCGAAGCGGAGACCGATGACAGTCTCCGCGAACGCTTGATCTACCGTCTGCAGAATCCCCCGCGCGGCGGAACCGCGACCGACTACGTCGCGTGGGCGATGGAAGTCCCGGGCGTGACCCGCGCCTGGTGCTTTCCGAAGGAGCTCGGGATCGGGACGGTGACGGTGCGCTTTGCGACCGACGGACTGACCGAAAACGGAATCCCGACAGAAGGCATGGTCTCGATCGTCTCCGACTACATCGCCGAAAACGCGCCGGTCACGGCGGCGACCACAGTCGTGGCGCCCGTCGCGAAGACGGTGAACTTTCAAATCAAAGATCTCTACCCGGACACCCCGTCAGTTCGCGCACAGATCGAAGCGGAGCTCAAAAGCCTCTTCATCCGCGAGGCGGAGCCCGGCAAAGCGCTTCTGATCTCACACGTCCGGCAGGCGATCTCATCCGCCGCCGGAGAAGAGGACTTCGAGCTCGTCAGTCCGACCGAAGACATCGGCGCGGACGTCGACGAGCTGCTTGTCGTGGGGACGGTGACCTATGAGTGATCGTGACTATGACCTCGCCTTGACGCACCTGCTTCCTCCGGGGCCCGCGTGGAATCGCGCGACGGGCTCGCCGGGGAGCGCGGTGCTCACGTCCGGGGCGAGCCAACTTCAGCGCATCGACGCGCTCGCGATGAAGCTCATCGAGGAAGCCGATCCGCGCACCTGCGCCGAGACCTTCGAGGACTGGCTACGGGTGTACGGCATTCCCGATGAGTGCATGATCGGGATCGAAGGCCTGACCGACGAGCAGAAGCGCCAGGCGCTCCTCCTCCTTGTGAGGCGAAGCGGTCTGACGCACGACTTTTACAAACAGCTCGGGGCGATCTTCGACATTGACGTGGACACTGGGGGCTACGAGCCTTTCCGCGCCAACTCCCGGGCAGACTCGCCTTGCTGGGGGCCTGACTGGGCGCACGCCTACGTGATCGTCGTGAGGACGTCGCTCTCTTCCGACAAGGTTTACTTTCGCGCCACGTCGCGGGCCAATGAACGCCTTGCTTCGTGGGGTATCTCTTTCTTGGAGTGCTTGGTGCGCAAGAACGCTCCGGCACATGCCGAGGTCATCTTCGAGTACGAGGAGTAAAGAAAAATGGCTACGACCGTGAAACTGACGGACCTGACCGATTACTACCAGGCCGACGCGACTCAGGACATGCCGGACTACACGGCGCTCACGTCGACGGGCTTTTGTCAGGATGGGGATCCGGTTGCGGGTAAACGCGCCACCCTCATGGGCGCCGCCTGGTTCAACCTCCTTGCCGCGATGCGAGTGAGCGTCATCAAGGCCGCCGGGCTCACCCCTTCGAAAACGCCTGACCCCTTGCAGTTCCTTACGGCCCTGCAGTCCATGGCATGGATGCAAGACAAGAAGATCGCTACGGCGATGCTTGCCGACGCTCTCGTGACGGCTGCGAAGCTCGCCAAGAATGCCGTGGAAACCGCGAAGATCGTCGACAAGGCCGTCACCACCGCAAAGCTCGCGGACAGCGCCGTGACCGACACTCAGCTCGCGGACGACGCCGTGACGAACGCCAAGGTCGCCGCGGGCGTGCTCACCTTCGACCGCCTCGCGGCCGCCGCCATCGCGACGAAGGAGGAGGCCGAAGCGGGCACGTCGAAGGTAAAGATCATGACGCCTTGGGCCGTCGCGCAGGCCATCGCCGCGCTGATCCCTGCGGCAGTGCCGACGGGGATGATCCTTCCCTTCCTTGGGACGTCCGTCCCAGAAGGGTACTTGCTGTGCAATGGCTCGAACGTCTCGCGCACGACCTATGCGAATTTGTTCTCTGTGATCGGCACGAAGTGCGGCGCGGGCGACGGCTCTACAACCTTCACTCTTCCGAACCTCCACAGAAGGTTCGCGGAGTATACGACGACTCCTTCGGAGGTCGGGAACCCCGTTGAGGCGGGGTTACCAAACATCA